TCTAAGTTCATAACGTGGAATAAACTTTGCGAGTTCACCGGGATAAAAGCTTATCAACCTTCTACGCCAGAATTAGCAAGCGTTAAAATGGAGTTAGCGAAACGATGGTCGCTAGATCCCGATAGCGTAATCGTTCGATTAAACCGACAACCAATACTCTAAAGGGGATTTTATGAATACTTACCAATTAACGCTTAAAGAATTAATAACCGGTAAAGGCATGGCATTAACCGTTAAAGCGCAAGATATAGACCAAGCGCATTACAAGGCTATATCCCGGTTCGGTACTGAAATTATCTTGGTAAACTGTAGAGAATTAACAGAATCACAAAGAGAAGGGGAATAACATGTTAATAAATGAGCAAAACCCAACAATTTTACCCTATGACCGGGCAATTGATGCCGCAGCGGAGTGTAGAAAATACGATCCGCAATGGAGGTACACAGTAGAAATTGAAGCGAGTACTGGCCTGGCTAAAATAGCGGTCTATGATGAGTCGTCTATTAAAATTGGGTATATCTAGGGGGAATTATGACGCACGAAATAGCACTAACCAAAGCTTTAGCACTAGCAATAACAGCGCCTAGCCATCGATACGGGGACGCGTTGAAGCTTGCCTATGAGATAGCCGAACTCTGTACGCCCGCGGAAGTAGAGCGGGCGAAATTAAACGCTCAACAATTTGTAGGGGAATTTGAAAATGAATAAAAAAACGGTCGCAATAACAATTGTCCTGGTGATATGCTGTGTCCTGTTACAGTCTCAAAAGGACGCAACAGAGCGAGAGGATGCTATGCGCCAGGATAACTATAGAGACATGGTTTGCTTATGGGAATTAACTAGCGGCGATGCGGGATGGCCTAACTTTAAGAATATCGAGGTAGTATGTTCAGACTTAGCGGGATAAATGGGGTGTTTGGTTTCAAACACAGGACTACAGAGCAAGCCGAGGCTGCTAAGGAAAAGTACATAGCCGACTTCGCGAGAGGTCGAGCTAGTCTGATCCAGAGAAAATACGAGTCCGGAAACATGAGGCTATTGGAATCTGAGGCCATAGAGATGGCAATCGAAGAGCTAAACAGAGAAATAACCATAGTCCAGGCTTGATAGATACGATTCTAGCCTCAGCAGCAGCCCTAGAATCGATTTTAATAACAAAGCAATACCATCACAAGGGGTACAAATAAAGTCGCCCAGATCGCCGCTATGGAGGTCTCAGCGAGAGGAGGATTGAATTGAAAGATTACAGAGTAGAAATGAAAGTGAAGAATAACTTGCTCGCGAGTGCAATGGAGCGTAAAGGCATTGCAAGCGCAGCGGAGTTATCCAGGCAGTCGGGTGTGCATCAAGTTTGTATTGGTAGGTATCTCAATTTACAGGAAAGCATATACGATTCCCGCGGTGACTACCGACCACAGTTTATGCAGTTGTGCGAATTTTTCAACCTTATGCCAAGTGAGTTATACCCTGAAGCGCAAATGAGTGAGCCGTTAAAATCTAATAAGCGGGTGATTGAGGCTGATGCCTCGGAGTTAACCAGGATTGAATCACAGGCTTGCGACCCTGCCTTGCTGTTAGAGGCGGAGACTCGCAGAGAGGTGGCGGATACTTTGCTTGGGACGTTAACGCCTAGAAGCGCTAAGGTTGTGTCTATGCGGCATGGCCTGGACGGGGTTGAGCATACCTATCAGCAGATCGGAGACGAGCTAGGTGTTGGTGTAGAAAGAGTTAGGCAGATATACGGATCGGCGCTAAGAAAGATGCGACACCCTGAGAGGCTTAAGTACGCGGGGTTAGATCGATACGGGGAATTGCTAGAAAGCGAGTAAAGGGTCGCCCCCTTGCGGGGGCTAGTCACATACACCGAGGAGGATGGTTTGCGATTGGTCGTAGGCTACTCCTCCCTCAAGAAAAAGGCAAGTCATGTCTGATTTTGAAAGGGTTTTATCCAGTTTGGAGGGAGTGAGACGCAAGGGCGATACCGCAATGGCTATCTGTCCCGCGCATGCTGACAAGTCCCCCAGTTTATCTATCAAGTACCGCCCTCACGATGACCGGGTGCTGATCAACTGCCTCGCGCAGAACTGTAGCGCGGAATCGATCCTAGCTGCGGCAGGATTAACGTGGTCTGACTTGTATCCCAAGGATCAAAACTACAAGCCCCTGGCTGACAGGGTTACGCGGGAGGAAGTTAAGTCGGCGAAATGGCTGCTTGAATTAGTCCCTATCTGGTCGGCTGAGGGAGTGGCGTTCACTGAGAAGGATAGGCAGGACATCTATGCGGCTCAGGCAATTATCAATAAAGCGAAACGAGGAGGATATTATGGGGTGGATTAAATTAGACCGGGCTATCCAGGATAACTTTATCTGGCACGAACCCGAGGCTTTAAAGTTCTGGATTTACCTGCTGATGTCGGCATCCCTGACGGACAAAGTGACTGTTTTTAATGGCAAAAACCTAACGATTAAGCGGGGTCAATTAGTGTTCGGATTGAACGCAGCAAGCGCAAAATTAGGCATCTCAGTACGGCGTCTAAGAAAGTACCTAAATTGGTTTGAAAATGATCACATGATTGACAAGCAGATTACGAATAAATTCTCAATAATATCAATAGTTAAGTTCTGTGATTACCAAGATACGGGCAAGCAAACGACAAGCAAGCGTCAGGCAACTGACAAGCAAAGGGCAACAACTATAGAAGTAAGAAGTAAGAATAAAGAATATATACCCCCCACAGTCGAAGAGGTTAAGGCTTATTGCGACTCCCGAAACAACGGGATAGACGCGGAGATGTTCGTGGCATTCTATGAGTCCAGGGGTTGGAAGATAGGAAAGGAGCAGATGAAATCATGGAAGGCTTGCGTGGTGACATGGGAGAGGCGTAGAAAAGAGCAGACACCTACCCCCGCGTCAAACTGGGAGGTGGAGTTATGAAACTCCCGCAAGGTTTAGACCTGGATCAGTACATCGAACTCACCTCTATGATGGATGCGTCACAGATACACAGCGCAGGGAAGTGGCGCGATGAGGTACTCGAGCGATCAAAGGGGCAAAAGATCTGGGGTGCTAAGTTACCTTGGTCGAAGACATGGGATACGTTTCGTTTACGCGAAGGGGAATTGACGCTATTCGCCGGGGCTAACGCCTCGCGCAAATCAATGATCTGTGGAGAGATAATCCTGCACCTACTCAAACACTCGAAGGTCTGCCTCGCGTCCCTGGAGATGAAGCCTAGCGAGTCACTGTACCGGATGCTAATGCAATCAGCAGGGGCTAGAGACGGAACCCCTGGGGAGTCCTTCATTGACGAGTTCACAGCATTTACTGACAAAAACCTGGTTATTTTTGACCAGTTAGACACAGTGAAACCCGAGAGAGTATTGGCGATTATCAACTACTGCGCGAAGGAATTAGGGTGCAAGTATATCTTTGTCGACTCATTAGCTAAGTGCGGAACAGGCTTTCAGGATTACTCTGCTGAGACTGAGTTCGTGAATAAGCTACAGCACTCCGCGAAGACTTTAGGCATAGGGATTATCCTTGTCGCGCATATCAGAAAGCCTCCACAGGCAGATGATAACTGGATTCCTGACAAGTACTCGATTCGCGGCGCTAGTACTCTGTCTGACATGGCTGACAACGTGATCTTGACCTCATCAAACCCAAAGAGAAAGCAGTTAAAAGAACTAGCCAAGATGACCGAGCTAGACGAGAAGCAGCAAGAGTATTTGCTCAAACATAAAGACCAAAAGCTTATCATCGCCAAGCAGAGACACGCCGGTGGATGGGAAGGGACATATAACTTTTACTTTCATGACAATAGCTTACAGCTAACCGAGCAGGAGAATAGACCGAGAAGATTTTATTTTGATAATGATGAAAAAACTGTTGACGATGACATAGATTTGTTCTAGTCTACAACTACATTCTGAGGAGGATGATATGAAAATTTCAACTATTGAGCAGTTTCTAACACGCGAAGATGTATTCACCTGGATTACAGATGGTGAATTAGACTTACCTGATAACCTGGCAGATGAGTTTGTTGACAGGGCTATCCGAGAGACAGGGTTTGCGTTCTTACTGGACGCATTGCACACCCAAGGTTACTGCGAGTCATTTGCTGTAGATCTAATTGACTCACTATACACCAGTAATCTATTCACCATTGCATCATTCCAAGATCAAACACGCACAGCATTGCGGGATTACGCAAGGTACGTCTGTGACTGCAATCTTGATATTGCGTTAGCTGCTTTGAAAAAGTTTCAACGGCGATACGCGAAGGACGCGCAGATAATTAACTTATGGGAAACAAAAGGGGCATTAGTATGAAGCAGTCAGAATCAATAGCAAACCTGGCGGCGGCAATGGCTGCGGCACAAGGTTTGATGGGGTCAGCAATCAAAGGTGCGTCAAATCCATTTTTCAAATCGAAATACGCAGACCTGGGGTCTGTCATTCAGGCAATCAAAGCGCCATTCGCAGCACATGGATTGAGCTACGTTCAATTCCCTATCACTGGTGAGAATTCAGTAGGCGTAATCACTCGTCTAATGCATTCCTCTGGCGAGTGGCTCGAGCAGGAGTACTTCATTCCTCTGGGCAAGATGGACGCACAAGCTGCCGGGTCAGCCATTACCTATGCAAGACGCTATGCATTACAGGCTATCGCAGGGATTCCCGCTGAAGATGACGATGGCAACACAGCAACACAGGCTGCGCCTCAGTTTGTTACCAAGGCTCAGGCTAAAACCATTGCTGATCTGATCGAGAAGACCGGCAGTGATATAGAAAAGTTCTGCAAGGCATTCAAGTGCGAGTCATTAGACTCGTTGTCTTCAACCCACTTTGCTAAAGCAAAAGAAATACTGGAGAGCAAGCTATGAAAGACCCGGTAATGGTAGATCTGGATCGATACCTCACAGAAATCGAAGAGGATTACATAAGTCCTCAAGATAAAGAACGCGAAAGGCAAGAGTACTTGGCAGATCAGGAGGATTACTATGAGGATTGATCAGAACGAGCAGGGCAGTCCTGAATGGTTGGCGGCTCGTCTAGGCATTCCTTCCGCGTCAATGTTTGCCAAGATAGTCACTACCAAAGGGGCTTGGTCTACATCGGCTGACACCTACATCAATCAACTGGTCGCTGAGAGGTTAACAGGCGAGCGTGAAGAGGTTTTTCAGTCTCACCATATGATAAGGGGTACAGAACTAGAGCCTGATGCCAGGGATCTGTACTCACTGATGACTGACTCTGAAGTAACTGAGGTTGGATTCTGTTTGCACGACACTCTCGCAGCAGGGTGTTCACCAGACGGACTAATAGGAGAGGACGGAGGTCTTGAGATTAAATGTCCTGCTCCTTCTACGCATGTGGAGTATTTGAGGGGTGGAGTACTACCCTCTAAATACAAGCAGCAAGTCATGGGATGTCTGTGGATTACAGGCAGGGAATGGTGGGACTTCATGTCCTATCACCCGACTATGAAACCTCTGATCGTTCGTGTTGAGCGTGATGAGGAGTACATCGCAGCATTGGAGAATTGTGTGACCCAGGCTGTTCATTTGATCGAGCAAAATGTAGAAAAGTTTTTTAACTAAGGAGAAAGACATGAGTGATTATGATGATACTAACCGCGGGGCTTTATTCAAGAACGAAAGGAAAGAGCTAGAGACTCATTCAGATTACAACGGGACGATCAATGTAGGCGGTCAAGAGTTCTGGCTAAACGCCTGGCTGAAAGAGTCTAAGTCAGGCAAGAAGTTCTTCAGCCTGTCAGTTAAGCCCAAAGAGGCTAAACCAATGCAGTCTAACGCACCAGAGATTGAACTTGGTGACCTTCCTTTTTAGTCAAACAGGGGGTGAAAGCCCCCTTATCTTGAGGGTAAGAAATGATTCACATTGGCAAGACAATACGCATAGCACACGAGAAGGTTGGAATGAGGCATAAGGCTGTGGCAGATATGATTGACTGCCATAGTTCTAATTACTCTCATACCTTAGCCCAGAGAAACATGACGGTACATCGATATAAGCAGATCTGTGATGCCCTGGGTTTAACGATGGATCAGGTTTATAAACTAGGAGAACAACATGCTAACGGGTAAAGAATTCCAAGAAAAATTAGATCGTGATATTGAGAAGTATCTCGGTAAGGGTGGAAAGATTACACAGTGCGAACCTTTCGCGTTCTCAGGCGGCAAGGGATATAAAGATCCTGCCCTCGCGTTCAATGTAAGAGAGGCTAAAAGAGATGGACGATCTAAATGAAGTCAAAGACATGGTAGGTGATATACCTCAGGGAGAGTTCTGGGTGGTAAGCAGCAAGCAATCTCTGGATGCGTTTGTTGCTCACATCACTAAGCTTTATGAGGACAAGAAGTACGTCACCTTAAAATGGAAAGCCGGGAAGACCAGAACCTCTGCGCAGAACAATGCATTGCATGTGTACTGCCGGTTACTTGGTGAGGCTTTGAATGACGCGGGATACGATATGAAGAAGACTGTCAAAGAAAGCGTAGAGATTCCCTGGACGACAGAACTGGTGAAGCAGTACCTATGGAAACCTATTCAGGCTGCGGTTACCGGCGATGATTCTACTTCTATTGCCTCGCGGGAGGATTACGACAAGGTACACGCTGTACTGAGTCGTCATCTATCAGAGAAGTTTAATGTTTATGTACCGTTTCCAAGCAAATGATTATATTCTCTGACTTTAATGACGCACTTGAGGAAGCTAAGTGGTGTGCTAATAATGAGAAGCAAGCCTACGGAATCGCAGCCTACAAGAAAGGCTTTCGAGTCAGTAGGCTTTCTCGCATGTACCAGTACAAAGGAATAATTTTAGAGGTCGGATACCGGGAGGTTGAGTCATGAGTAACGATATGATGGAAGTGATACACAAGGCTATTGACGAGCTACAGATTGGCCTGGATAAACTTGAAGACAAACAAGTAAAGGAGACATACAATGCCTTAGTGGCTCTGCAAATAGAGCTGCATCGCAAGTACACCTCACACTATACCAAGAGGCTAGGTCTGTATGGGTATAAAGACTAAACAGGACTACGAGATTCCATTTGATGTTAGAGTTGCGGCAAAGACTTATCCAGTAACTCAGAAGAACTTTAGTGTAGCGTTACTTAAGATGCGCTATGACAGGATGGAAGAGAAGGATCAGATCCGAGCAGAGAAGACTCTTGCTTCTTTGCGTGATGGGAGATACTGGAAATGACTAGAGCCGTGAAGCGCAGGGTCAAACGGAAATCTACACCCAAGACCAAGACTTCCGCTCAGTTAAAGCAAGAGTGCTACAAAGCTGTACAAAAGTTAGCAAGAATT